CAGACCTGCATGGTGACATCTACCTATGCAGCAACGGACACGAGCACCACGCCAAGCACCTGGCGGCGCTCCGCGCGAACAGCTTGGCGGCGGCGCAGGAGACCGTCCTGCCACCCGGCCAGGCTCCAGTGCGCCCGGTGCAGGTGGAGCGCAGCGGGCGACACTTCCCGGCGCCGCGCAGGAAGTAGCCGATCCATGCGGTGACTGCGGCGCCGAACTGGCGCCGGTTCCGGCGCCGGCGACAGCGGACGTGCGGCCGCGCGTCTCGCAACCAACGATCGTGGTGACCATGGCGACCGGCGGCGAGTTCCGGTCCGGGACCGACTGGAAGGGCGATCCCCGGTTCGTGCAGATCCCGGCGGGCGAGGTCCGGCTCTGCGCGAGCTGCGCGCGGCGGGGGATCGCCGGCGAGAGGCTCGGGTTGTTCGAGCCAGGTTGACGGTGTTTGTAGCTACGCTGTAAACTCGTGGGAAGGAGCAAGACATGACCACGAGGACGACATCACGGGACGCGTTCCACGAGCTGGTGAAAACCGGCCAGCTGATCGGCAAGCAGGCGCTGATCATGAACCTGCTCACCGCGCACGGTGACGCGACGAGCGGCGAGGTGCTCAAGGAGCTCAAGGTCCGCAACGTCAACGCGTGGCGCGCGCGGTTCACCGAGCTCCAGGCCAGGGGCCTGATCGTCGAGGCCGGTCAGCGGCGCTGCGCGGTGAGCGGCCGGCGCTGCGTCGTCTGGCACGCGACCGACCGCACTAAGCCGATGGACGTCAGGCGCGGGGCACGGGGCGCCAAGGCGCCGGACCGCTGGCGCCAGATCGCCGACATCCTGGCCACCGAGCTGGGGTTCTGCGGCGATGGCGCGAGTCCGGGCCGCGCACAAGCGCTGGCCGAATACCGCAAGCTCGCGCGGGGGCGCGCGTGAGCGTCGGCGAGTGGGATCGCTACATCGCGGCGAAGCTGCGCCGGCTGGCAGATGCCATCGAGGGCGGCGACGCCAAATTGACCTCGGTAGCAATTCACAACGACGTCGACATCGTGGGGGGCGACGACGCGATCGAGCCCAAGCCGGACGTGGTGTTCCTCGGCCAGTCGATGGAGTTCAAGGCGCGGAGCCGGGTGGTGCTGTTCGATGATCCGCTGCCGACCCCGCAGCGCAAGCCGATCCGCACCGCTGCTCGCAAGGGTTCGTGATATCCTGGACTTGGAGCAAACCATGGCCGAGGAACACAAGGGTGGGATCCGCCTGCCCGATTACCAGCGCGATCTGGCGCTCGCCCGCGTCGAGGCGCTCATGATCGAGGGCTACACCCCGAACGAGATCGCCTCGAAGGTGATCACCGAGGGGTATACGGAGAGCACGGAGACCGTCAAAAAGTGGCGCATCGCCGTGCAGCGCCGCTGGGCCGACGAGGACCGCGAGCAGCGGCCGGCGCGCAAGGACATGTGGCGCCGCCGGATCGAGGCTCGCTACCAGGCGATCCTGACGAAGATGGCCGGTTGCAAGTCCGAATTCGCGTGGGCGCAGATGCAAGCCGAGCTCACGCGGCTGTCAAAGCTCGGGATCTTGCTCGACGGTGCTCACCTGCCTGTCGTGGAGCAAGGCGACGGCAAGATCGACCCCGCGGCGATGTCACCGATGGAGCGCGAGCGCGAGATCCAGGCGCTGCTCGTCAAGCGGGAGGCCGCGCGCGCCGCGGCGGCCGGCGGGAAGGAGCCCAACTGATGCCGGACGACACCTACCAGCGCAACCTCGCGGAGGCGCGAGAGTTGGGCAAGATCCTCCCGTGCTACTGGACCCCGGGGCAACGCGATCGCGTGATCGCTCTGACCGGACAGACCCCGGCTGCTGTCGACGAGATCATCGCATGCAGCCGAATGATCAATGGGCTGGACCCGGCCGGGCCGCTGCTTACGGCGATCCTCAAGGCCGTAGCCTCGGGTGACGCATGACTCCCAACACGTGTCGATGCTGTGGAGCGCTCGTGCCACCGGAGCGTGTGGCGATCCGGCGCTGCATCGTGTGTGACCACTGCACGCACCGGCATGGTCACGAGCTCCAGGGCATTGTGGTGGACGGCGTGTGCCGCGGAGAGATGGACCCGGGGACGGCCCTCGCGTTGATGCTGCTCGACGATGCACACCATGCCGGGATGTTGATCGTTGTGCCAGACCCGGAGTCCCCAGGGAAGGCGAACCTCTGGATCGAGCGGCCGGTTCCGCGCTGGCGCGTGTACGCCGGGCGGCAGACGCTGGCGGGCCAACCCGTAGAGGTGCAGGCGATCGTTGATCTCGCGATCGCTCCGTATTGGGGCCACCGACCGACCGATGCCGTGCTCGGCCGTATCACCGCCGACATCACCGGCGCGCTGACGTTCCTGGGGCTCGTGGTCGACGGCATCAGCATCACCCCGACAATGGACAGCATCGGGCCGGGACACCTGGCCGTGCACATCACAGCGCACGACGCGCCGACGCCCGAGGCTATGATCGCGACCGCGCCGGACGTGGAGATCCCGGACGACATCATGCAGCGCGCGCGGGGCCAGGCGTGAGCAGTGGTGGCCGCTACCGCGCCGGCGTTTGACGACGACGACGAGGTGAGGCTCGCGCGCCTGCTCGACGCGCAGCACGGCGGCGAATCGTTCAAGGAGTTCCGGCGCCGGGTGTCGCCGCGCCACGAGCTACCGCGGCACATGGAGCCGGTATATCGACTGTGGGAGCGCACCCGGCACGAGCGCGTGCTCGCGGTAATCGAGATGCCACCGCGGCACGCCAAGACCACCGAGGCGCTCCACGGGATCGCCTGGCGCAATAGGCGCGATCCAGCGTTGCTCAACGCGTTCGCCACGTTCGGCGATGACTATGCCGCGAGCCGATCGCGCATCGCGCGCACGCTCACCAGGGCCGGCGGTGTCCAGCTCTCGAAGGAGCTGGCAAATCTCCACGAGTGGCTGAACGTGTACGGCGGCGGCGCGCAGTTTCGCGGCTACCAGGGCGAGTGGACGGGCCGCGGGATCACCGGCGTCGGGATCGTGGACGATCCGTATAAGGATCGTGCTGCAGCAGAATCACCGAAGATCCGACGCAACATTCAGGAGTGGTTCGCGGATGTCTGGTGGACCCGGTTCGAGTGGGATTTCCGGCCGTCGTGCCTCGTGCAGCACACGCGGTGGCACGAGGACGATCTGATCGGCTGGCTGCTCTCTGGCAAGTTCGGCTACAAGTTCGAGCGCATCCGGCTACCAGCCATCGCGGAGGACGCGGACGATCTGCTCGGGCGCGCACCGGGCGAGGCGCTCTGGCCGGAGCGGTTCACCGCCGAGACGCTCGCCGAGATCGAGGCCGCGATCGGGCCCTACTCGTGGGCCTCACTGTTTCAGCAGCGCCCGCGCCCACGCGGCGCCGACGTGTTCGACACGGTGAAGGCGCCGGCCAAGTTCTCGCTGGCGAGCTGGCGGCCGGATGGCCATCGGATCCTGATCTGCGCCGACCCCGCGGCCACCGAGGACACCCGCGCGGACCACTCCGCGCTGTTCGTGCTGGCATGCAAGGGATCCGGCGCCAGCGCGGTGGTGTGGATCCTCTACGGCTGGCGAGGCCAGGTGACGGTTCCGCAGTTCGCCCGCCAGCTCCACGCGGTCAGCCGCCGCTACTGGAATGCGCCGATCGTGGTCGAGTCGGTCGGCGGGTTCAAGGCGGTGCCACAGATGTTGCGCGAGATCGAGCCCCGGCTCCGCATCATGTCGGCCAAGATGGGCATGCCGGACCGCGGTGACGAGGATGCGGCGCGCGTGAGCAACACCGCGGTGGACAAGTTCCTACGCGCGCAGCCGGTGGCCGCAGCATGGAACACCCACCGCGTGCTCGTGCCGGTGGATGCACACCTGGAGTGGAACCCCGCAACGCAACGATTCGAGGAACCGATCGCGGTCTGGCCCGGGATGATCCTGCTCCCCGGCCAGCGCAAGGCGGGGGCGCGCCGGCTCCGCGCTGGCGTGGCGCCGGGGATCACGTGGGCCGACGAGCTGCTACTCGAAGCGGGCCGGTTCACTGGAATTGGCGACGCGGAGGACGATCAGGTGGATGCGCTGTCACACGGGTTCAACGAGCTGCTCGGGATCCGCAAGCTCCT